TAGCCGCGGATTCTCCGCGGTCGTAATATTACGCAATAGTGTTAAAACTAGTAATACTTACGGAGTGTCATGGACAACTACGAGACTGATGATTGGCTACTGAACATTTTTGACGACTGGTTTGATCCGTGTCCGTTGTATGCTGACTTTGATGGGTTGGCTATCGAGTGGGACACACACACTTACGTTAACCCACCATATAGCAACCCTATGCCGTGGGTTAAGAAAGCCATAGAACAAAGCAAAAAGGGTTGCACTGTGGTTATGTTGCTAAAGCATGATTCAAGCACAAGATGGTATAAGATGCTACATGAACACGGGTCAAACTTTCTTATGATACATGGTAGGCTAAAGTTCCGCACGGGATCTGACGCACCATTTCCTAGCGTCTTGGTGGTGGTCTAATGCCCGCTACGCATAGCTTTAGCCTCACGCCCAAGGCTTCTAAGCTACTTAGGGCGTACAAGTACCCTAGAAAGCTAGGAGGAGCCTCTAAGAGCGTCTCTGACGCTATAGAGTTCTTCTGGACGGAGAACGTCGTTACAATGGGTCAAGAATTGCACGATGGGGTTGACAGAGATCCTGTGACGTTGGCTTGCGTTAATTGCGGGTCTAAGTACTACAAGAGAGAAATTCGCGTAGTCGGAAACTTGCACTCTATGATTAACAAACTGACTGAAGAACTCCAAAAAGCGAATGCGGAGCTAGATGAGTTAAAGAACCGAAGGAGATGGTGGCAACTATGGCAGAAGAAAAGTGGCTTAGAATAATGGAGATGGTCTTTGGACTTGTAAACGAGATTGACCAAGCGTTGAATGAGGTCGATGCGGAGCCTATAGATCAGATAGGAGAAGACGACCACGGAAATCCAGACGACTGGACAGAATCAGAGGAGCACACTTCTCATGTTGAGGTGATGGACGTTTGTCTCCATTGTGGTTGTGTTACAAGAGATCTACAATATCACATAGACCACAATGTTGAATGCCGTCAGGCTATTCGATGGCAATGATGCCGAAGCCAAAACCCGACCAAGTAATTAGACATGAAATAGCATTGTCCAGACCAATGCAAGAATCAGTAGACCAGTTTGTTGTAGCTCATTCCTTTCAATCGATCTCAACTCCCATCGTTGACTTGATGAAAGACGTTAGCGGTATGATAGTCTTGCTTTCTGTAGTAGCCGCGATAGGCTACAAGTTTGACTTTATTTCTACGGGGGCAGATACTATGGAAGATGTCATAACGCAATTTAGACAACAAAGAGACATAGCAAAGCAAAACTTAGCCACAGCAGAAATTCTTGCGAGTTCTGTCGGCGCAACTTTAGATCGGGGTGTAGAGAGTTTGTTAGATTACATACTGCAAAGAAATTAAAAAATACGTCTCTAGGGGGGGGTGTGAGGGCTAAAATGATCAAAATTGTATAGCTGTTCTAAGCATACCGTCACTAGATCCAAATAAATCAGAAGTTGTAACTGATGAGGGTAATGTGTTGGTACTATTGTTTAATTTGATACAGCACCGCGCATTTAGGTTGCCTGCTAAGTTAGAACCAGACAAATAATATGGTGCAACTTGAAACCCAGTGGGTGCTTCAAATTGAGCTTGCACGTTTCCGGTCCCTCCGGTTTGTACAACTGCTAACCAATATTGTCGGCCTTCTGTGTATGTGTTTGTGCTAGAACTAGATATTGAAAAATTTCCAGTAATGTAACTTGAATCCGACAAAGAATATGTTTCGATCTTAACAGAAGGCAAACCGTCGCTATCTTCGTAAATTCCTATGTCGTATTGACCATCTGCGGACCCTGTAATTGCGATTGTTATTTTGTCAATTGTTGCGGATTTTGGCATAATAAATGGCCAAAATCTTGGAATACCTTCGCCTAAATTTCCTGTGCTGTTAGATGTTGTTACCATTTGGCCCCAAGGTGGAATTCTAGAAATAATAACGGCATCCTGAAAACCTGAGTTTATCGGGCCTACTCCGATTTTAGGGTTCCATGTCGCAGACCCCCCGGAACTAGACGCTGAAATTGTAACAGCGCCGGTCGAGCCGCTAAGTGTTATGTTTGTCCCGGCTGTAAGACTTGTTACGCCATCGTTCGCAATTGTTAACGTGTCAGGTGAAGAAACCGTTGTTGATATTCCGGTTCCACCGTCTATCGACAACGTACCTGTTCCATCAGTAGGCACGGTTTCAGCTGAACCGCTGTCACCGGCTAATTGGAAATTTTGAGTTGGGGTAGATGAAGAGGCGCTGACAGTGACAGCGCCAGTTGACCCGCTAAGTGTTATGTTAGATCCCGCTGTAAGTGATGTTACGCCTGTGTTAGTAATGGTCACGGTGTCTGGAGATGTGACGGCAGTCCCAATAGCTGTCCCGCCCGCAATCTTTACGGTGTTACCATTTGTTACGGTTTCCGCAGTTCCTGTGTCTGCATCTAGGTCAAAGCTAGTCATTCCACCGCCTCCGGCAGTTAGCAAACCCGTCCATTCTGATTTCGTTGTTAACCGTGCAAGTTGTACTAATACAAGCCTTCTAAGTTCGTCTTCGTTGTGTAATTCGATGCTTAACGGGTCCCCTGTGGCTTCCATGTCGCTGAATGTTACGTTTTCCAGATCTTTGGTCTGTAAATTACGGTACACTCGCGGGCTTTTTTTGCTTGCGTCAGGTAATGGTGGACTCATAGCAATCCATCCCATTCCTGTTTAACTGTAAGCCTAGCAAGATTAATCAAAATTAATCTTCTTAGCTCATCTTCGTTCATCATTTCTATGTTAATTGTGTTGCCAACGTCTTTCATATTGTCATATGTTACGTCTTTTAATGTAAGATTCTGTAACAGTGTATAGACTCTAGGGCTTTTGTTTGGTGCGTCTGGGAGTGGCATTTGTTCACCCCAACATTCCTAATAGTGCAATTAGTAGAAAATCCCCCATCATACCCATAGATCCGCTAGGTCTAACGACGTTAGGACGGCCCATATCTTCCGGCAAGGGCCTAAAGGTTGACCCGGATGGTGGCGGGAGGCTTGGTCTGTATGCACCTGTTCCGCTCAAGGCGTCCTGTTGCTCTTGTGTAAGCATTCCCTACACCTCATTTTAATTGCTTAGATCTAAGGTCGGCTATCCTTTGGATTGCATCCATGTCTTTCATGCTAATGTAACCAACCATGTAGAGCTTCTTTGCCTTGCTGATGATCTCTCCCAGTCTTCGCCTACCTGCTGCTTTAGTCATCTTTGCCATTCTATCACCTTATGCGTTTGTCAAGAACTGGCACTTAAAGTTAAGAGCAACTGGTATGTTGTACGACATTGAGAAGATTGGTGCGTTGTCTGCGGGATCCGATAGCGGAACTGCTCCGACGACGTTGCCCAGGGCATCGACGACGTAAGCTCCCATAGTTTCGATTTTGTCACCATCTATTGAGCTCCCAAACGCCTTGACGATAGTTTGACCTTGAAGGGTGTCTCCGATCGCGTTAGACGTTTGTAAGTCTAGTAGGCTTTGAGTTGCAGCACCGGCGGGTGTTGCTACGAAAATCCTTGAGACTCCCTGAGCAGTGTAAACGCATACCGCTGCGTTTCTTGCTGTGGCTGTTAGAGTTAGAACCCTAACTTTGTCGCCTGCCTTAAGTTGGTATGGAGCGCACAACATAGGCACTTCCTGACTAACGCCCTTATTTGACACTGGAATGATGGCGGCAACAAGTCCTTGCGATAGAACGTAAGCGTATGAGATTCCGTTGTCGGCTTGTACAGATCCGGCAACAAGCACTTTTCCAGGTGCATAGTCTCCTATGTTCTGTGCTGCCACTGTGTAAACGGTATCTGTAGACAGATCGCTCTCTGTACCTTCCGCAATGTCCGCCTTGAGCGGTATGTTTGTCCCATCCGAGCAAACTAAGTTACCTACTACTGTGTTTGTGGCCATAAAATCACAACCTCACTCCAAGACCTAGAGGCTTGATTACCTTATTGGCCTCCCTGAACGGCCTAGACATGACCTTCCTAAACACCTTAGCCCCTGCGTTGAAGGTTAGCGCCTGTATTGCCATGCTTGCAGCGTTTGCGCTTGCGTTTGATTGCATAGTGCTAAAGGCCATTGATGGGTTCTGAAGTATGTCGCCCAACGTGACTGCTGGGCCACCGGTTGCATAAGCTCCGGCGGAAGTAAAAGTATCAGCTGCGCCGGTTATCATACCAACTGGGGAGGTCCCTGCAATTCCTTGGGTTAGGATTGCTAGGTTTCCGTAACCAACTGCTGCAGAATACAGGTTAAACATTCTTGGGCTTCTTCTTCGGCGTGTCGCTTTTCTACGTGCCATAGATCCCGCTCAGATCTGTTGGGCTATTCAACATTCTCCTCAAAGCGTCCGTTGGGGGCGCGTTGGGGTAGTTCTTGTTGCATTTTGCCGATTAGCATCTGTGCAATTGCCTGCTGTAACGGGTTGACCGGCTCAATCCCTGCTATGCCCCCGCTTTCCACCAGCCCTTTAATGGCTCCGGCAAGCTTCTCATCAAGCTCTTGAAACAGATCTAAAACCAAACCGGTGCCGCGAGATGCGAGAAACAGCGTCAGCAAGATGGTTGCACCCTGCAAGACAACAAAAACGGCTAAGACGGCTAAAAGTGATATTTCCATTCCCCACACCGTCGCGACGCCTACTCTAAACGCACCCGACTTATCAAAATTTACATTTTTTTGACCGGCTATCAATCCTAATACTAGAAAATCTTCTTAATCGTTCGCTTATTCGCTTGTTCTCTCTTGTTAGTGGCCACTCTACTGCACTAACCTGATTTTATCAGTCGCTCTCTTAGCCGCGGATTCTCCGCGGTCGTAATATTACGCAATAGTGTTAAAACTAGTAATACTTACGGAGTGTCATGGACAACTACGAGACTGATGATTGGCTACTGAACATTTTTGACGACTGGTTT